AAGAGATAGGGCAAATGTGTCATTCAAGTCATCTCTAGCAATAGTAAAACTTGCAGGTGATGATCCGTCACCACCACTTAGAGTGATTTGAGTTGTGTCATTGATGCTTGAGGAGTATCCTGAGCCACCATCTAGTAACGAGAATGTGATAGCACCATTCAGATCGACCGTTTTAGTTACAACGATTTTACCAAACTTACCTTTATCCGATGAGATAATATCGACAACATCACCCGGATTGTATCTACCACCGGGAGATACAATAGTGAAGCCTGCGATACCAGCCTCAATGATAGGAGTATGTGGTGTTCCGCTATCGGTTGCTTTAAGTTTAATCGGCTCTAAGTGATTGAAAGATCCTTTTAGATTTGACAAATAAATCTGATCAATAACTCTGCCACGAATGGATCTTTTTACAACATTCTCAACAAGTGCTTCAGCACCAGAGTCATTACCTTTGATAGTCTTACCTATAAACCGCAGATTGTTTTGGTCATGGCCTGTTGTTAGATATCTGTCAATACGCCAGTCACCATCAGAAATTTTTAGAATTTGATCTGCGGGATAGTTGACCTCAACATCTTCATTATATAAAATTCTGAAAAGTAACTTATATGATGCAAGTGTGCCCTTTGACTGATAGAAATCTTTAATATGCTTTGCTAATAATCTTTTATCAGCAACAGCATTTTCTGGCACTTCTGCCATGACTGTTCTGCGAAAATATTCAATGTACTCATCAAGCGTATCATCAATATCTTTATATTCAACAAGTTTCTTTAACTCATGCTGTGTCTGATCTGTTGTTTCCATCCACTCATAATAAGCCTTAATAAAGGCCATAAAGTTTTCGCCCTCTTCATTATAGAAAGAAGGAAACTGACTTTGAACGAGAGTAGATAGTTTTTCGCTGATTGCCATTTTAATTTATCTCGGGTACCGCAGTGATTGTTGCATCAGAACCATGCATGATTAAGATTTGTTCACGCACAGGTGTTACATCTAGACTTACTGGCTGAACAGAAACTTTAATTTCAATGCCATCATATGCTGAAGGATTAAATGCTTCAATTTCAACGAGACCTGTGTCGTAGTTTATTGAACCGATTGCAGTGACAATATTAACTTTCTGCTTATCAGCATTGAAACGAAAAATATTAATATTGCCTAAACCATCATCATCTAAGAATGCATCAAATCCGTTGAAAGTAAATCTGGTAGAAGATAGTGTGCCTGTTCTGATAGAATTATTAAATCTTAGGGTGACTTTTTCAGCGACTTGAGTATTAGGCACAAATCTCTTTTGAATATTGATAGTTACATTGTTATTCAAAATACCTTCATCTGTATTATCAAGAGCCCGAACAAATCTAGAAAATCTTAGTTTATTTCCAAATCTTTCCAAATTCTTCTCATCAAAAGAATCAATGGCCGCTCTAATAGATGCTGTTGTTGATGATGCAGTTACTATTGGAATAATAAAGATATATTCTGGATCAATAATTACAGGATCAATTCCAAGAGGCGTTCTGTCCAAGATAGTCTCTCTGATCTCTTGCTTTCTCAATGCGGTTGAAAATTGCTCTTGAAATGGCTTAATTGCAATAAACACTTTACCAAAAACAGCAGGTTCTGCCTGCTCTCCGCCAAATGCAGTTACAGATTGAAGATCAGTATTCTCATTTAGAAGTATTCTTTGATAGTCATTATTTACAACCGCACGATTCTGAACTTCAAAATTTCGTGGGGCATTAAACTTGATGGAATCAACAGTTTCAATAGGGTGACCACCCCTAGCGACAGAGTTTACTAAAATTGATGCTGAGGTATAGTTGGGTGTAATATTGAGTGTATCAATAGTAAATGTATTAGCGCCATTCGTTTCATTTCCATTACATACACGATAGTCCACAATTACAATCTGATTATTCTTCAAAGGTTTACCTAACGCACCAGTTGAGAAGTATAACTCATATTGCTGATCCGCACACTCTTGCAAATAATAAACTGTTGACGATGAGTTTACTTCACGAATATTAGTCGCTTCTGTGAATACTGTATTTGCTAAATTTGATGAAGATTCTTGAACTCTAACAGAAATACTGCTTGTGTCGATATTCTTGTTAGGCAAAACATATTTTACAGGATTAGAAGTATTAACTACAAATCTATGAGTTAGGGGTTCACCCTCTGAAATAGTAATCGCTTTGCTAAATGTGTTTGCAGAATTTTCTACAGTGAAAGCCTGGGGTGTTACAAACGTATATGCAATATCGTCAATCGTTGTAGTAAATTTACTATTCTTTGGAAGAATAAATTCGTTGGTCGTATTTGCGATACCAGTAAATGTAAGAGTGACATTCGCTGAAGCGCCTCTCGCAGAACGAGTTACATAGCCAAGTTCTTTTGCTCTTGATACGACACTATCTCTTTGTTGTGCAGTGTCCAAGAACATTTCATTGGCAATCATGTTTGTATAGAATGCATTATAATGAGTATTATAAGCGAGAAGATCCAAAAGCACAGCCATGTTACTACCTTCAAAGTCGTAGTCTTGAAACTGTGTTTGTGATCCTAGATATGTTTTTAGATTACTACGAATGTCCTCAAAATCGACATCCGTTACTTCCAGATATGTATTAGCGGCCATTACCTAACTCTCTCTAATATTACATTTAGAACAACAGGGTTTACATCATTACGAATACTGAAAGCAACCGTAACAGATAATGCATTTAGTTCAGAGCGATCTTCAACCAAAACCTCAAGAACATCGGCTCTAGGCTCATAGTTGTCAATTACTTCACGAATTGCATTTTCCATTGTTTGCTTGAGAGCAGGTGACCACAATTCAAACAGATAGTAACGAATAGAACAACCAATGTCAGACTTAAAAGGACGCTCAAAATAGTCAGTAAGAATTAGATTCTTTACAGACTGCTTTACTGCTTCTCTATTTGTTTTTCGTATCAGTTGCTTAGTGATAGGATTTGGAACAAACAAACTATCCAAATCACTGAAGACAACTTTCTTTTTTGCGCCTGCCATTTAATTCTCTTTTACTATTTATGAGGCATTCTTTGAATCTTGAATTTCTTTGCGTCTGTCTTTACAGAGTTTTGAAATTTCAGCAAGAGCTTTTCTCGCTCTTGTACCTGCAGTTTTGTTTCCGCTTTCAAACTTCTCGCTTTCAGCGATATAAGTTTCAAATAAATTTACTAGATTATCGTGCATTTTTTCACTTTTCTCTTGACAAATTAAAAAAACCTGATAGAATAGATTCTGTACTCTATCAGAACTATTAGTATCTACTATTTAGTCTCCAATAAAGACCGTCTTAGAACCATTCTCAATAACATTACTACCGTCTGTACCTGATACTCCTGGTGGATCATCACCAGTATCGGCTGTATCTCCTATTCTGGCAGCTCCTTGAGTGCCACTATTGAGATTGATAGTCTTGCCATCTATTGTAATGTTGCCGTCTGCAACAATATTTAAATCACCAGTCACATGCAGTTTGTCATTACCAGTCACAGTTCTAAAACCGTTTTGATGATGAGTAACAACATCTCCATTCGGATGCATCTCAACAAAAGTTCCTGACTTGTGATATATATGAATACGCTCTGCATTAGGCGTATCATCAAATTCAACCACATGACCGCTTTCAGTTTCAGTCACATGATTTTTTGGATACTGGGCAGCATAAGGTGAAGGAGGTTCAGAGTTGGTACCATCAATCGTCTTTGTAATAGTGTTGGTACCTCTTGCTAACCTATTTACATCACTCTCATCTTTATAGAGAGGATACACGCCATTAGGATCATTAAATCCTTTTGTCATATCAGCAAGTGATTCTGGTATACCTGCTAGACTTCCCATGATAATAGGTTCTTGGGCCCGTTCGCCATCTGCAAAGAATCCAATAACCCAAGACCCCTCAACTAATCCTGTTGGCGAGGTGCCCTTTCCGCTAACAGCCGCAGATGTGACATCTTGAACGACTTGAGCGAATGGGAGGTGTCGAGTAGGTATCTTGTCTTTATCATCGGTGTGCCAACCATAACACCGTACACGGACTCTTCCGAGTTGTATAGGGTCGTTACGGTCCTCCACGACACCGAAAAACCATGTAAAATCATTTCTGCCTAGGAAGTTGTTCATCTTCCACCTTTTCTACATACTTTAGAAAACTTAAAAGGCCATTTTTCAATGTCTCTTTTTGCTTTTCTTTTTCTTCTACCCAATCACTCAGATGATCAATGCTTTGGCTTGAATCTGATTGTGTTACTTGTTGTTCTTCTTGTGATTCTGTTTTTAGGTAGTTGTCCTGCTGGTGTAGCATCTTCAATGACCTCTTCAACTGCTGGTGCAAGGGGAATCTGTACTTCAGGCTCTACAATTTCTTGTAGTACTTGTGGTACAGATGCCTCTTCAACTACTGGTGTTGGTTCTACAATTTCTTGGAGAACCTGTGGTTTTTTATTTCTAGGGGATCCTGGTAGTGGCATTGTTTACTCCTTTGGTTCGTCAATAGCCTTTAGTGCGGTTTCAGGAACATTGTCCTTGATCCACTGATAGATTTGCTGTTGGACAGATGCTTCTCTTCTGAAACGCTTGCCCTCTTTCTTCAAATTAATATATGTGAAATCCTTCACAACAATATTGCCCGCTGAGGTCTTAATTGGCTTTCCGTCTTTGTCTGTCCATGGAATAGTATTTTCTCTATTGTTCAGAATTACGTTGACGGCACCATTAACACCTCTTGGCATCTTACCTTTAATAATATCTGACATTGTTGATGATGCACCCTCATGCGTCTTCAACAAAATGTCTCCTGGTACAACCCTACTACGATTAGCATTATTCTTCACCGCTGTATGATAGTCTGTAAGTACCCATGTAATATGTATGTTCTCTGGTTTATAGCCTGCCGATCTAAGTTGTGGCAGAACACTTGTAATATCACTAATATCTTTTAGTGTAATATCAAAGATGATATTTGGCAGTGTACCCTTTGATGCGGCGCCTGAGCGTACTAAGTCGTCCAACATTACTTTTAGTGTGTTCTCTTTAATACCGGCCTTCTTTACAAACATATGCAACTTAAAAACATCTTTAGGCTTACGCAAGTCTAGACCACGAATCTCTGGGTACTTTTTCTTCAATTCGTCAATTTTTTGAAATGCTTTCTTCCACTCATCTACATCACGAATCTTAAACTTATCGCCTTCCATAAAGTTGCTGATAGCAAAGCCTTTGCCTGATCCAGCGCCGCCAGCTAAGAAAACAATCTGACCATATCTCTTGCCCTGATTGTACATGATGAGTTTTTCATCTAGTTGCTGAAACAACTTCTGTGTAAAATATTCTTTTAGTCCTAGTATCATTTCTTAAACCCTGTGTCTTTACAGCATTCAAACACTGTTACAAATGTTTCTTTATCGAATTTATGTCTCAACGAGGTAATCAAATGTTTACCTGTCATATATTTATCTTCTCTCTGGCCATCTTCTGTAGTACTAGCCACAGGTATACTCAAGAACACCACATCACCAACATTCAATTCAGAGTTGCCGTGTACTGCAACCTCAAGAGTTTTATTATAGAGATGATGATGATAGCCTCTCTTAAATGCTTTCATTCTTTCAGATGACTTAGGTCTTACAACCTCTTCATTGAACATAGGCAGTTGATCATGCTGAAATCTTGTTGTAGTCAGGTCAATCACTGCATCTTTACTTGAGTTTCCTGGTATATGAAAATCTTGCAGTTTACTAAATTTATTATGCACACTAGCATAACTGTATGTTCTCTCAATAGACTTCTTTCGTAGAGGATCAATCAAAATACTTCTAGAGCCATACAATCCACTAACCATATTATCAAGCATGTCTGCATCCCTTAAAATCTCAAACGAAATAATCTTGAATGCATCTGTAAACGGTGCGTCTGCTTTTTTGCCACCTTCGTGATAATTAGATGGCTCATACTGATACGTTGCTTTGATATCTTGTTCAACTAGATTTGCAATATTTCTAAAGTTAAAACCATGGGTATCTTCATAAAATACAAAATAAGAACCAAGTTTATCGCTTGTCGCTTCGGTTCTAAAAAACTCAATAGCACTACTAACTGTCATTCTCGGTATAACAAACTTGTGCAGACCTTTTGTGGTATCAACCGTTATTTTTTTCTTTATTGCAAAGTTCACTTGGCTTATATCTGTGTAAGTCTTTTTGATCGCCTCACTCTGATAAAATTCTTTGATCAGGCTAGTCATCATTTTTTCGATTGTATTGCCGTTATCGCCACCATAACTCCGTGAAATCTTTTTATCGACTGTAGCAAAGGTTTCTAATGATACTCCCTCAATGATAAATACTTCAATCTTTTCATCAATTCGCTTTCTATTGTCGATGCTGTTTACAACAAACAAATGCTTTTTGATGTTATTCTCTTCTGATGGTGTTCTATATTGCAAAAGAATTACTTCTGAACCAGCCAAGCCACCAACTTCATTATTAACAGGCTTTATAGCATCAATCAAACCTGTAGCATCAGACATAACAATTTCGCATGTAAGATTCTTATCATACAAGTTTTGAAATATGCTTATCTCAAGCATAAGTTCTGTGATATCAAACATCTGCCCTGATCTTGTAATCAGAGTTAATTGTTTTAGTTCAATATCACCAGCGTTTCTGTAACCCTCATTGGCCATATTATGTATCCTGTAGTATTGTCTCTACTTCATCAATTGCTTGTGAGACATATCTAGGCTCTAGTAAGCGAATTTGTTTTCGTTCTTCATTTCTTTTGACTTCAAAATCGTATGCACTTTCAATTCTTCTCACATTGGCAGCAAGTGAATTGTATGTGGTCAGATCAACAGCCAGTTCTACCTTTTCCAATCGTGTGCCAATATTGAGTACTTTAGCCTCTCTGATAATCTTGTAGTAATTCTTGACTGTAGATTGGGCGGATGACAGACTGCCGTATTTACCAATAATGAATCTTCTAAAGTCATTACCAAATAAAGGCCAATCAAAAAATGGATCAATGATATCATTATAGTGTAATACAATCCATGCATAATTAGCATTGCCATAAAACTTCTCAGCGATTATGTCTGGTCTATCACCATCTTGTATACTATACTCATAAAAGATATCTGCACGATCTTGCAAAACATCCCTTACCTTAAATCTACGGAGAATGTTCGTTACTTGTGTCTTACTACCCGTGTTTCGTAAGTCGTGAAATGTATCTGGAAAATATGAAAAATATCCTGCCATTAGAATGATCCTTCTGTGCTACTCATATCTGTATATCCGCTTCATACTCAATCTCATCGAATCCATTTCTAGTAAGGATTCTTGTCTCTTGGAAAGACATAGTAATATCAATAGAAACAGGAGCACCAGTTGTTTCATAAAAGGTTGGCACTCCTTCACCATTATAGTTGACAGATAGTCCTGTCATAACGGATGTCCCGATATCATATAAATAAGGCTTTATCTTGTCTGCAAATTCGATTGTAAATTCGTCAGGGTACTTAAATGCGAGTCCTGCTCTCTCTGTGCCAAATTCATATTCTGGAAGCATGTACTTCTTCATTACATTGATAAGTAACTTCAGCCTATCACTTTCTACCTGATTTTTAGCAATGAATTTATATTGAAATTGGTGTGTTCTGAAATCTACACCTTGAAATACTACAGCCATATGTGGATTGATAGCAAGTCCTTCATTCTGAACAAAACCAGTAGCAACTCCTCCAAGACCTCCGGCTGCCAATGCACCACCAAGTAAGCCAGCCCCACCGATAGCACCCGTAACAGCGGCCCCGGCAGCACCAATAGCCGCTGCCTTTGTAACTGCATCACTTGTATCATTCTTAAAGGCATTTTTTGCTGCCACAAAAGAATTTGAAATTGCCTCTCCAGCATCTCCTAAAGCGCCTTTTAGTTCTGTACCACCAATAGAGCCTTGAGACATAGCACCTAAAACCCCTAGCGATTCGTTTGAATAGCCTGCGGCATATTCTACACCAAGATTCGATGGAACTGGTAGTACGATACTGTGAAAAATACGAGTTGTGCCTTCATTCTTTTGACTTGGTCTGCGTCTTTTGACAACATTATAAATCATGTAATGTTCATCATCTAAGTCCATAGGATAAATGATTGGATGATTTATTTTACCACCCTGAGGCCTGTAGAGTTTTGCTAAAGGCCCTCTAGTGACGTTTCTGTTTACGACACGATTTTGAAGTTCTCTAAAATTTAAACTGCCTGAAATCCCGTTTGGGCCAGCAGATAAAGAGTACGCTCCAGTACCACCAGACGCATCTAGTGTGCCTGATACAGTAACTTGCTGTCCTCTAGTGTTTATTGTTGGTTTCTTAAATATTGACATCTAAATATCCATATGGCTTATAAAGGTAAATTTCGTCCAAAGCATCCTAAAAAATATCGTGGAGATCCTACAAAGATTATTTATCGTTCTTTGTGGGAACGAAACTGTATGCGCTACTTTGATGATAATCCAAATGTATTGAAATGGTCATCTGAAGAAGTTATCGTTCCGTATAAGTCGCCACTTGATGGTCGCTATCACCGTTACTTTCCTGACTTTCTTATCCGTATTAAGAATAAGCAAGGTCAACTTGAAACTATTATGATTGAAGTGAAGCCTTTCAAGGAGACTAAAGAACCAAAACCACAAAAGCGTTTGTCTAAGAACTATTTATACGAAGTAAAAACGTGGAGTATAAATAAGAGTAAATGGGAAGCGGCGATTGAGTTCTGTAAAGACAGAAAATGGAAGTTTATGATTATTACCGAAAAAGAATTAGGAATTAAGTACTAATGGCAACAGTTTTTGATGATCTATTGCTCAGAGGTGTTCGTTCTGGTGAAGCTCCAGCACGAACTCAAGCATCTAGAGATTGGTTCAGACAACAAGCACGACAGACACGAGGCGCAAGACCTACAGAAATTTCTAGGGATAGAGATCGTCTGGTAAATCGTGCGGGCATTGGTCGAATGTATTTCTTTTTCTACGATCCAAAAACTAAAGCGGATCTACCATACTACGATACATTCCCACTCATCTTCAAAGTGGCAAATACAAAAGGTGGCTTTTACGGCATCAATCTACACTATCTGCCATACAAACTTAGGGCTAAGTTGATGGACTCTCTGTATGAAATATCTAATAATAAAAAATATGATGATACAACGAGAATCACATTATCATATAGATTATTAGACAGTGCGTCTAAATATAGATACTTCAAACCTACGTTCAAAAAATATTTGAATAGTAATGTTCGTTCAAGGTTTATAGAGATTAATCCATCAGAATGGGACATCGCATTGTTTCTTCCAGTCGAGAGATTTGAGAAAGCAAGCAAGTCACAAGTCTGGAAAGATAGTAGGAATATGATTGCATGACTTTCAATGCTCAATCAATTATCGCATCACTCAATAAATCTGGTGTTGCAAAGGCTTCACATTTTGAAGTTCAGATCACTGGCGTTGGTGCTACTGATCTAGAACGTGATATGATGTTTCGCTGTGATAGCGCCGAACTACCTGGGCGCACTATCACATCCGCAGAACATAGAATCTATGGACCAATTCAAAAGATTCCATATGGTTCACTTACTGGCGATTCAAATCTCACATTTCTTCTTAGTGAAGACTTGAGAGAAAAGGAATATTTTGATCAGTGGCAATCTAAGATAGCGGGCGTTAATACCTTCGGTCAAGGCCGTTCAAAGTATAATGTAGATTACTACGACACTATCACGGGCCAAATCATTATTCGTCAGTATGGGGAAGCAGGCCAACTAAGTAGTATTCACACTCTACTCGAAGCATATCCACTATCAATAGGACCAGTGGCAATGGCGTGGAGTGATGATACTATAGCAAAACTAACAATCACATTTGCATTTAAAGATTATAAAGTGGTGTATAATCGTTCAAATCAACCAGGTCTTGGCCAATCATTTGGCTTCTCGTTTGGCCCTGGAGGGTTTGCGGCTTCAGCGAGAAATCAAGTAGGAAATCTAGCAATCGACAGCGCATTGGGCGCAGTAGGACAAGTGAATACACCATTTGGAGCGATTAGACTTTAATTATATTATAGGAGAATATTATGGCACTACCAGTGATCTCTACACCAGAGTTCTTTGATGCGCTACCCTCAACAAATGAGGAAATTAAGTACAGACCATTTCTTGTGGGTGAAGAAAAATCTCTTCTCATTGCAATGGAAGGTCAAGATCAAAAAGAGATATCAAATGCAATTCTAAATCTATTGAAGAATTGCCTTATTACAGACCTTAATATTAATAAACTTGCTACATTCGACATCGAATATCTGTTTCTAAAGATCAGAGGCAAGTCGGTAGGTGAGATTATTAATGTACAAATGACACATACGGAAGGCGACTGCGAACACCGAACTGAAGTGCAGGTTAACCTTGATGACATTAAAGTACAAGGCGAAGTGAAAGATTCAAAAGTGATGATTACCGATGATATTGGTGTCTCTCTAAAGTATCCAACACTCGCAAGCATTATGAATATGAAGAACGATGGCGCAGATGCCATGTTCACCATGATTTGTGAGAATATCGAATACATTTATGATAGTGAGCAAGTATACAATGACTTCTCACAGCAAGAAATTGAAGAGTGGGTAAACGGTCTAGGACAGGCTCAATTTAGAAAAATCACAGAATTTTTTGAGGGCATTCCTAAACTATCACACACTGTTGAATGGAAGTGTCCTAAGTGTGGTAAAGAAGATTCAGTAGTGCTGGAAGGGCTACAGAGTTTTTTTACCTAGCATTGATACACGACTCTCTGAGTAATATGTATCAAATGAACTTTGCACTTATGCAACATCATAAATATTCGTTGACTGAACTTGATAATATGATTCCCTTTGAAAGGGACATATATGTGACTTTGTTAAGACAATATCTTGAAGAAGAAGAAGAGAAACACAAAGCACGAAAGAGGTAAGTCAAATGGCTGAAGAAAATAAAGTAACCATTGATGCAGATGCAGTAGCAGGCGCAGATAAGAATGGTGATGGACACGTTTCTAAAGAAGAGATGGAGATGCATTTGGAATTTAAACGTAGAGAACTTGAAGATAAAGACGCACAAAGAGATGCTATTCGTAAGATGGCATGGTTTTCTTTGATTGGTTTATTGGTATATCCAATTGGTATTGCAGTAACTTCTGTGCTAGGTCTAGATAAAGCCGCAACGCTCATTGCAGACATTGCGCCAACATACTTTGCATCTATTGCTGTATTGGTTTCAGCATTCTTTGGTGCGGATGCATTCAAAAAGAAATAGGATAACCTATGGCCGAACTACCTAAAGTAGATGTTGTCTCTGAAGAGGCTGTAAACGACATCACTGAAAGCAATAAAGATAATCGGGAACGCTTGCAAAGGAGCATGAGAGGCGGTCTTCTCAATGTCCGCAAGTCTGTCGATAATCTTAATGCTACAGTGCAACAACTACTAGAACTACAACAAGCGGGTTGGGATGCCCAAAGACAAAAAGCAGGTCTTGATCTTGAAGCATCCCGTGAAGCCGCTAGAGCCGCTAGAGGAGTAGACGGCGGTGGTGATGGTGATGTTACTGTAAATGGTGACGTTACTGTTGACGCTAATAAAGGCGGCGGCGGTCTGTTCGGCAAAATAGGTAAAGCAATTGCAGGCGGCATCGGCGGCATGTTATCAGGACTTGGTATTGGTGGCGGTGCGCTACTTGCTGGTGCCGGTATTCTTGCTGGCGGTGCTGGCTTCCTTCTCAAGCAGATCAATGAACTAGACGGTAAAGCAATCAGAGCCAATGTCCAAGAACTTCTAGGCATCAAAGATGACTTTGGTGGAATGGGCAACTTCTTCTTAGAGGGTGGCGCATTTTTCTTAGCAATGACAGGAATTGGTTTAGGTCTTGCGGCTTTCTCTCTTGGCACTGGTGTTGCGGCAGCCGTAGATTACTTCACACAAGATTCAAACTTTGCTGAAAACATCAAACAAAATGTTCTTACACTTCTAAGTATTGGCGATGCCGCAGGCGGCAATCTGTCAATGTTGGCAGACAGTGCTTCCTTTGCCGCAGCCATGGCAGGATTAGGACTTGGTCTTTTAGCATTTTCTATTGGTAATATTGCAGGTAGCGCAGCCTCAGGTATTGGTGATGCTATCGACTACTTCACTGGTGGTAACTGGGCAGAGACAATAAAAAAGAATGTCCTCACTCTCTTATCAATCAAAGATTCAGCAGGTGGCAATCTATCATTCTTAGCAGACTCAGCAGTGTTTGCGGCTGCTATGGCAGGACTGGGATTTGGTCTACTTGCATTCTCTGCTGGATCTGTTGCTGGAGTGGCCTCATCTGGTATTGGTGAGGCAATTGATTACTTCACAGGTAGTAATTGGGCAGAAATTATTAAAGAGAATGTGATGACATTACTGTCTATCGCACAATTGCCTGGCATTGGCACTGATACTGCAATCTTTGCCGCAACAATGGCTGGTATTAGTCTAGGTCTTGTTGCGTTTGCTTTTGGTCAAGGTGCCTCTAATGTTGCCAATGCTATTGGAAAATTTACAGATGAAGAAGACTTTGCTGAAAGAATTAAAAGACAAGTTGGTGTTCTCTTATCAATCACAGATGATCCTGGTATTAGTCCAGCCAAAGCAACAGAGTTTTCAAAGACATTAGGTATCATGGGTGCAGGCCTTGCTTCCTTTGCTGGTGGTCAGTTCATTGGCGCACTCGCAAATGCCGCATCAAGCATCATGGGCTTTTTGACTGGATCAGATTCTCCTATTGAAGAAATGGTTGCAATTGCAGATAAAGCAGATGACTTAGAACGTGGTGCTACTGCACTAGAAAAGATTGGTGATGCATTGAATAGCATTGCTGGTCTACGTTTTGATGGATCATCTCTTAACATCAAAGACTTTGCACAAGACTTGATGGAATCAATCCCAGCAATCGAAACTGCTATTATGGGCGGCACAGTAGGAGCAGGATTCCTCTCTTCTGGTATACAAATCAAGGGTTTAGCCTCACCAGATATAGATTTTGAATCTGCTACGAAACGACTAGGTGAATTGCGAAACGCTATGGTGGCTAATCCTACCGTGGCTACGGGTGCGGAGGTAGACGTTAGAAGCACTACTATCGCTGATGCAGAAACAGCCACAGGTGGAGATGTTATCACTTCTGCACCAACTGTTGTCAACAATGTAAGTAATAGTCAACAGAGTACAACTGTCGCACCAGCAAGAGCATCACGCAGAACAAGACGCTCTGAAATCAGAAGCGGTGCTACAGAATACACAGGCAATAATCCAACTGCACTTGCCTTCTAATAAAAAAGGGCGACCCGAAGGCCGCCCAGTGACTTGCGTAGGAAAGAAGTTGACGGTTAGTCTTCTTCAGCAAGTTTCTCAAAAAAGGAGAGTGTATCATCATCGTCATCGGCTACATTAGAAGTAACTGATTCCTGCTTTGGTGCAGGAGCAGACTTTGCAACAACTGGTGCTGGTGCAACATTGTCTTCTGCCGTTGTAGTCGGCTTTGCTGATGAACCATCTAAACCAAGAACACGATTTAGTTTCGCTTGCAATTCTGCATACGACTTAAAGTTCTTTCGGTCTAGAAAATCTTGAAGTGAGAATAGACCTTCATAGACTTTCTCTAATTGATCATCATCACCATCAAGCAGTGCAGAAGAACTATCAAACTCGGACTTATCATAGTTACGATAGCCTTCTACTTGACGAATCTTCAACTTGAAATCAGCACCTTCCCAGAAGTCAAATGGGTTGATCGGTGTCTCATCTTCAAACTCTGGGTTCATAGATTCGTTCAGTTTATCGAAAATCTTTTTACCAAACTTGTAAAGATATACCTTACCTTCGGACTCTGGATTTGCTGGGTCTTTTACCACATAGATGTTAGCGATATAAGACAGACGGCGCTTTTGTTTACGAGCCTGCTCTTTACCAGCCTCAGTGCCGTTATTCCACAGAGTAGAGTTATACTCTGATACTGGATCTTTCTCATTCAACGTAGTCAGAGAGTTCTCAATATACCAGCCACCGGGCCCTTGAAAGCCATGATTAAACGTGCGAACCCACGGAAGGTCTTCACCCTTTGGCTCAGGAAGAAAACGAATCACTGCATAACCATTGCCTGCTTTATCGACAGTAGGTTTCCAGAAGCGGTCATCACCAGATGAACCCTCGTTTTGTGGTGTGTTGATTTTTGTTGTCTCTGTTACGAGTTTGCTCAGTGAAGCCGAGCGAGACTTTTTTAGTGCGGCGAAATCTGTTGCCATGTTGTATTCTCCTTGTATAGCGGTGTATGTTTCGTATTTAATTTTGTCCAATATATCATAATGTAAACGGTGTGTCAAGACATATTTGTGTTTTATTTTGGTTCCCATTCGCAATCGTGTAGAAACCATTGCACATTATAATGCTTTTCACTGGGTGTTTGATACTCATGGGCTTTCCAAGCAGTATCAATTTCGTAATTCTTTAATTTGGCCTTAAGAGATTCATTCTCCTCTCGTAGTTTTTTAAGTTCACCTACATATGTTTCTACTTCATTGTTCATTGAAGACCTCCAAAGTTAGTTTCTTACATTTTGCTTTGTCGATATTAGTATAACTATACAGAAACTTTGGGTATTTGTCAAGCAATTTCACAAAATCATTTATCATCATATCGTCTTGCTTGCGCCATAGACTGCCATAATTTACTAAATCATTCAGAATTACACAAGTATTTATATGTACTTTTTTACGCAGATACAGCCTGAACAACAATGGATGTCCACTCTTGTTTATGAACACATTGTTGAAGTTGGATTCAAAGTCGTAGATAGTCTCTAAGTCTTCTTTGAAATTGTATGTAAGTGCTTCTATGTTTTGCACATATTTCTTATAGGTGATTTCACCCTTGCCTCCCATCATATTACCGATCCATGTATTCTCTGAATCTTCTATGATATTAGAGACAAGGTATTTAATGAAATCTTCTCTATTGAAACGCTTGGCACACTTCTCAAATGTGTAACGATCCTTTCGACCAAGATAAGAACTTTCGTTCACTTTCATCTTACCATTATATCGAAAGAAATCGTAATTCGCTTGTCGAAAATGATTCGTTACTGCCAAGTAAGTTTGATATGCCTCAAAGCCATTCATATGGGCAGTTTAGCAGTCTTAGGAAGAAAGTTAAGGTTCTGTGCTTCTGCCTCAATCTTTGATTTTAATACGGCACTAATCAACTTGGCTGCCACCTCTACTTCTACATCCTCTTGTTCACAGTACCATACAACAGCATCCATATACGGTATACGTTTATCTATCGCTAGTTCTTCTATCATTTGAGAGAACTTAGCGGTTGTCATTACTTCAAGAGCCATTTTCAAATACCTTGTTATGAGTGTTATTTACTTTAACAAAAGTTGTACACTTTGTCAAGTCCTTTATTTTCGATGCTCCGACATATGTACATGCCGATCTGATTCCTCCAAGAATATCTTGCACAGTATCAGCAACGCTTCCTCTGTAGGGAATAGTGACTTCTTTTCCCTCTGCGGCTCTATAGTCTTTGAGTCCACCAAAATGTTTTTCATTTGCAGTCTCCGATGACATTCCATAGAATTTTACAAAATATTTTTCTTCAAAGTGTGGTATGTAATATTTGTCATTTATTTTAGTATATTCACCACTGGCATAATGTTTTGTTACTTCTTCACTACCACCTTCGTCATGTCCAGCAAGCATGCCGCCAAGCATTACAAAGTCAGCACCTGCCCCAAACGCCTTAGCAACATCTCCAGAATTGGTGCATCCGCCATCTGCAATAATATGGCCGCCAAGACCGTGAGCAGAGTCAGCACACTCAATAACTGCACTAAGTTGAGGATAACCAACGCCGGTCTTGATACGAGTTGTACAGACGCTCCCAGGACCGATGCCAACTTTAACAATGTCTGCTCCATTTAGAATTAGTTCCTGTGTCATATCTGCCGTTACAACATTACCAGCAATGATTATAATGTCTGAATGATTTAAACGCAACTGATATATAAAGTTGCTGAATGCTTCTGTGTATCCATTTGCAACATCTACGTTCAGAAACCTAACACCACCATCTGTTAGTTCTTGTACATCCCGAAACTTTTGATAGTCTGCATCAGTAGAGCCAATAGACATAGCAACATGAAACTGTCTCTGACCAATTGCCATACCTTCTGGCAAATTATCAATATGCTTATCAAAGTATTCAACAAGTTCATTTACAGAATAAGTCTTTTTTAGACAAGTGAACATTTCTCGCAGTGCAAGAGCATCTGCCATTTCAAATGTACCAACACCGTCCATGTTAGCTGCCATGATTGGAATACCACGCCAATGCCTATATTGTTCTTGTACTACTGGATATCCGTCTGGTAGTACATCTGTTGCTACATAAGGTCTGTAGTTCCTGAATGTAAATCCACGTTTTAGATCAACTTCTTTTCTACTACCAAGTGTACTACGTTTAGGCTTAATCAATACATCACTAAAGTCAAGTTTTATTTCATTCTCAATTTGCATTTTCCCACCTATAGAAAATATGGTCTTCAATCTTTGCTGTACGAGTCTTAGTCTTTGCCCATGCAGGGCTTACATAATAAGCATGATAATGTGTAGCACCATCTGTAAAGTCAATCAAATCATCATACTTGAGTATGAATGTAAACGCCATGCCCTTTATTTCATCGTATAAATCCTTATCAATCTCTGGTATTTCATCTGATTTACCATCACAGTACCAAGAGAACTGGCATCTATTTTTGATAGGATACGTTACAAGTGGGTCCTTCCAACTACGTCTTGTTGGGCCCTGGTGTACTACTTCACAAATAGTATTAGGAAACCGTGCGTCATTTACACGATTCATCACTACAAAAGATGTTGCAATCTGTGCGGCACGACTTTGATTTCGTGCTTCCCAATACATATTATCTGCAAGACAAGTTGCTTCGTCCGCATACGCTGGAGTAGACAACAGAACGGCTAAAGCCATCAATACTTTTTTCATGCTCTTACTATACATCAATATAGAGTAAATGTCAATACACTTTTACAGTCTTGTCAATCTGGTCAGACCGAATCATCTTAGGCACACAATAGATAGTGGCTCTATCTTTAGGATCCATGTAATCCACATACTGATAATTACCGTAACGCTTTGCTGATTCTTGAGCAAAGAAATTACATTCTGTGATAGAGTAGAAATGCATATCACCTGATATGAGTGTTCTTTCTTTTCCAGTACCTAGATACAGCATCATAGCAAAAACGTGTATTAATTCCATCAATTTTCTCCATTACGAATCACTTACTCTTACTTATAGCAAATCCATAAGCGTTTGTCAACTACAAAAGACCATTCTTGGCGGCGTAAGCAAACCATACAATCAAGACAACACCAGTAGAAAAGAATACAATACCAAAAAGAATACCAATAACTTCCATAAATTTTCTTCTGCGTTCTGCCTGCTTGTAGATAGTCTCCTGACGTTCTTTTCTTATCTTACCTTCCATAGCAATCAATTCTTCCCAAGCACTCGCACCCATAGTATATTGAATATAAACTTTGAGTTGGGCCCTCTGGTCTTCCGCTTTCTTCTTGGCGGCAAACATTGCCATTGCTTCTTCTTCTATTGATCCAGCAAAGAATAATCTCTTGAAGATGGGCGGGTTCTGGGCTTGCTTTTCTGCTTCTGAAATATCTGATATGGCGGACATCCATCGCCCGAGATCACTGGCCATAGACTCAATGTCTCTGCCGATTTCAAAACCTTTTTTGATTGTGTTGAATGCAGTAGTAGCGCCTGCAAGTGCGGTGAAAGGATCAATCATCATTGCCTCTATGAGAATTATAGTAACAATAATATAATCACAAATTTAAATGATGTATCTTCTCGTATTTATATATTCTTTCAGTCGGCAAATATTTTTAAGTACTCATTTCGATTAGTTTGCTAATGGATTATCCAATGCTCTTTGCAACTTATTGCCCAGTCTCTTCTCTAGGTCTTCTATGTCTCTCTCTACCTTGTTTCTAAGGTCATCACTGTCTGTCTTGTTCTGTTGTGCTATACGATCCTTTGCTTGATCATAGTCATTCTGGAGAGCATCCCTTTTGTTTTCAAATCTTTCTTCTGCGTTTTGAATCATTTGACGGACATCAGCCTCTACTTCTTTGATATCGTCTTCTACTTGATCCATTACTGCTTCTACTCTTTTGATATCATCTCTGATACCATTCTTCATATCCTTTACATACTCTATCTGTTCGTCTGCACTCTCTTTGATATATTGTATTTCTTCTTTGAATAGAGCAATCTCTTTACTTACAAAAGACATATGTTCTTCTACTGTGTTTTGATGTTCTAGAAGGACTTTGAGTTGAGTATCAAGGCCTGATAGATCGGGTGCGACATAGTTTTGGATCTGTTCTTTCATGTCTTGATAGTCTTTCCAAAACTCAAATGCGGCGTATGCACCACCGCCTAATGTTGACAGTGCAGTAAGGACTAAGAATATCTTACCACCTTTGAATTTTACTCCAGCGATTTCCATTTCTGTTTGTTCGGCCATTACTCTGCTTCTCCTGCTAACTCTCTAAGTCTCTTGAGTTCTTCTTCTAGTTTCATCACTTCAAGTCTTTTCTTCTTGAGTTCTAGTTGGTATAGTGTGTTACAGTTGATTCGTTCTTTAGGCTTATCTAGTGGTATTGTAACCCTTGCATATACGCCAATATCTTTAGTAGATGAGCCCGCTGATGAGTCCTTGTCGCCCAGTAATCCTACATGATTGTCGATGATGCCTGTGACACCAAACTCAAAGTTTGTTGCACCACCAATAGCGTTAGAACAATCGAGGTCGCCCGCACGAAACTTATCGTTGGCGAAATTACTATTAGCGTTTGGTAACTGTAGATTTAAGGAATTGGTTTCTGCGTGTGCAGATGATGTTATGCATAGTAGTGCGACAGCAATCAAGAACTTCATACTATAGATTTTTTGCATTAGCCTACTCTCGTTTGAACTTGGAGCATATCATAGAAGTGATTGATGAAAGTGTCTTATCTTCATCTCTGAGTTTAGACCTAGAACATACATATACTGCCCTCTCTTTGTCTTTCGCTCTAATATAAACATCAAATTTAACACGACCCAAGTATTCTAGTTTGAACACACTGTATGATGACACGAAAGGGATTGGTCTAAATTCATTGTCAAATACAGCGATCTCATAATACTCTACATCTTTTCTCTTATTGAATAGTTCTAGCGTTGTAACTAGAAGGCCACTCTGATAAGACTGCTCCAATACCGGATAAGTAGGCACCATTTCGTGGGCGTTTGCCTTACTCATCCAGCATAGAAACAATAATGTAGATACTATTACTATATATCTGTTCATAATTCTTACTGTGCGACACACATGGCTGTGACTGATGCAGTGTATGTCCCGCCTGGGAATGCTTTGCTACCACCGTTTACTGCGCTTGATGTTGAAGTGAACCATGTTGAGCCAGTTGCTGTCAGATCATACTGTGTGGTCTGACCAAATGTAACTTTATTTGTTTCGTATGAACCCATGTTAGTTGAATCACTGACTGCGGATACTGATGTTGAGCCACTCCATGTCACTGTCTCTGAGAGTGATGGGCTTGTGTCGAATGATGTTGGTGTAGTAATCTGTGCATAGTAGGCATCAGCAAGTGTGACATCAAAACGAACAATAGGCTGAACACCACCGTCTACGGCCGCTGTTGTGAGGGTATATGAGTTAGGGTTTCCGTAAACACCTGGTGTATCAGTTGTAATTACACAGCGAGACTGAACACTGCCAGTGATGGGTACATTTTCTGCGTATGCACTAAATGCACATAGGCTCATTCCTGTAATGAGTAAGTATTTGAGCATTAAGATTTCTCCTAGTTGTCGTATTGCATTTGCACCATTTGCTCATGCAGTAATTGTTGGGCTAATCCGTTTCTTAGGGCCTGTTTATTATCATTTATTATATTATCAACAAGTACAACATCTTCTTGATATGCACCGCCATCTATCGTGGCATTCAAGTAACTATCATTCACCGCTATCTGAGTAGCATTATTCATTTGTTCTATTATCTGATTCTCAGCAAAATATGCCGCAGCCTCGCCAGCCGCCATCATTTGTTCTAATCTGTATTTACGCTTGGCTTCTTCTTCGGCCTCTTCTTCTTCTTGGTCGATATCTTCAAGCGTTTCTTCATTTTCATCTATGAGTGAGCGTTGTTCATTGTTGAGATTTGCATACTCATCCTCAGTAGCATCATATATTTCTATTGTCACAGTTATTGGAGGCACAGGCACTTTGTATCCTGGGCACATAGGATCGAACTGTGGATTGTAGCACGGATCGACTTTGTATGAGTATATGACTGTAGCATCTTCTACAGTGCCATCACCTTCTACTTCTATAGAGCCATTGCCCCATGCCTCTCTTGGTATATTAGCAAGACCAATAACTTTGCGAATCTCAATGCCACCCTGTACACCAGACCAATCGTCTGTTTCTCTAAATACATAACCAGAGCCATCTGCTTTCTGATTGCCAACATGAACTTTCATATCGGCATCAGTTTCTTTATTAGGCGTGTAACTATAAAATACACCATTAATATCAAGGCCTGGAGGTGTAGGCAATATGTTATCCATTACCCACTGATGACCAGCAGAGGCAGCATTGCCCGTTGTACCGAAGTATGGAGTTAAATCCTCAGAGTAGGAGGAGGAAGCCCAACAAACCAAGCCCACCGAAAGTAGCACCCTTTTCAACGCTAATTCCTTCGTCTTTGCCATTTAACTCTTCCTTATTTTTAAACTCATGCGATTCCCATCCAATCTTTGCTTCTTCACCAATCTTACCCTCATATGGGCATGGTGTGCCAGCCATCATCATAGCATCAAATGTTGCTTTGTCTTGACACATTACTGACACGGCGGCGACTTTCATGCCCATGTCGTATAGTGTTTTAGCCTTCTTTAGTCTTACGCAATTCTCTTCTGTAAATGTAGTACCAGCAGAAATACCAAGGATCTGTGTTTGAACAGCACCAGCAACACCAACAGTACAAAGATCACTATTATTACCTCCACTAAACTGTGGCGAGATAGCAGATGGTGGCGGTGACTTCACAGTTGTAGTCATGTCTCCTTTAGTAGTAACGGTACTATTAGAATCTGTAACGATTGTTTCGGCATATACAATATTCATACTAAAGATAGTAAAAGCCAATACAGTAACTAATTTTTTAATCATAGTAATAATCTCTCTAAGTGATTGGGGTCACTCATATATATTATCTCTAGTATTTATACTGAGTCAAGATTTTGACACCCATAAAAAAATGACTAGGGGTACCGTCACTATTACGACACACCCTAGCCACTGTAAATTGAGCAGAGCCACGAAATAAAATGTGGATGCGATGTATTATTTATTCGTGTTCACCACCGGGATCACAAGGATCAAGTTCTACACGCTGACCATTGATCCACATATTTCCTCTGGTGCGGCTTACCGAGTGATAGCCCGGGCGCAAGTTAAAAAGTTGTGGATTTCTTTTAGCAATTTCAAAAGTGCCTACTGTCACTGCGATTGCGCCAAGCAATACCATATGAATAATAGCAGAGACACCAAAAATTGTCCAACTACTGACAATAAAACCAAATACAATGCACCACATCCAAGCTAATACTTGCATAATCATATGTCTTGTGCTAGTGTCTGGAATATTCTTTAGAGGATTATATTTTAGATTCATTACAGTGTTCCAACTGTCTACAACAAAACTTCTCATTGGGTATACTCCCTTTTCAAATGTCACTTTGAGTGGATAGTGTGCATCGACCCTGTCCTTAAAATCAATAGCATCATAGACATCAGTAAAATATCTAATGATATTTTGATTCTTAAAATAACCTGTAACTCGGTACATACTCTCTCCAAAATAAGTTGCCAGATTCTGTTTCGAGGCTCTGGCGGGCCCAGAGATTATGCCGCTAGGCGCATCTCAGGAGCAATGTTATCGTTTGCAATTACGTTTTTTGTTGCGATCAAGGTTGCTTCCGCACCTGTTCTCCACTTTTCTACTAACTACCAGTCGATCCTGTGTCGCCCCCATCATAAACACACTAAATCTTTTGCTTCAATGTGTTTATGGTGGAGGCGGAGGGTACCGCCCCCTCGTCCTGTATAGCGTCCGAATTGCTTCATCGAACATCTTTATTTATACATGAAATGACTTTATTTGTCAAGCACTAATTACCCAAAAAGTAACATGACTGCTATTCCATTCACATTTATGTGTGATGTATTGATTCTTAACTTTATGGGCACATTTCTCTACATGATCACGAGGATTAGTAAAGGGGCCGAATACAATTACAGTAAAGTCACCATCTTGTATCTTATTCAACGGTTAGCTCTTTCCACCCAATAACAATTCTCTGATTTGTTGATCATCTACTTGAGCATCAAAATTATCACCAAGAGCAGTTACACATGCCCAGCTGTCTACTACAGATACTTCAATCAAAAGAAATTGACCCGTTTTAGGGTTCAAGAAATATATGATTGGAATAGTGAAGTCTACCATATTTTGTGTTCGTGAATTGCTCAGGCCAAAAAACATTGCCTTCAGTTCACTCGGATCAATATAAGCCTGATAAATTGATTGTATATTACCACACTGTACTGGTTTTTCTTGCCATGTTGGGCTCTCTTGAGCCTGCACAGTAAAACTAAAAAACATTCCCATTGCGATTAATAGGTTTTTCATCTTTGCTGTTCCTTATAGATAGCAATCGTTTCTATACAATCGTGTATATGATTGTCTCTCTTTTCTACGAATACCTGTGGTTCTTCTTCGTCTACTGCTATAAGAATGACGATTTGGTCTATAGGTATTCCAGTACGCTCTTCGTACATTACACAATATGCAGATGCTTGTTGAAAGTAATTAGAGATCCACTCTTTTTTCTTTAACTTGCGAGAGGTTTTGAAGTCTATTACCGACAGACGACCATCAAACTCTGCGATACAGTCTACTCTTCCAGCAACGCCAAGATAGTCTGAATACAAGGTCGCTTCTTGAGTATGTATATTATTTATGCGTTCATCCAGAATTGGCTTCAAAGTGCCAAACATTTCTTTATCAACTGGCATTGTTTTGTTAGTAATATATTCTTTGTTGTTTAGATAGTCTTCACACATTTGGTGTACGTTGGTACCCCGTCTAGCCGCTTTTGTTGATATCTTATTCGCTTCTTCTGCGCCCACACGTTTACGCCACTCCATGATTGCTTTCTTGGAGAGAATTGATAGTACTGTTGTGATAGATGGATATTTAACACCAGTAGGCGTCACATAGTAACGCCCACCGTTTATATTTTCTGTCCTGATCTCAGGAATATTCACATTTACATGATTAAACATAATTTATCTTTTTAGTTTTTACTTAGGCTCTATTAGCGTTTTAATAAGTCTTCAATAAACTCATTCATTTCATACTTACCATTCTCCATATCAGCCTTAAGTTCTTTGATTGTTTCTTGCTGTTCTTTGATTGCCTCAATAAGTAGAGGTACAATTTTTTCATATGAGACTGTAATATAATCTAGATTCTTATCCAAATGCTCTGGAGCATCATTGATAGGTGCAGGTGATACAACTTCAGGAAGAACTGATTGAACTTCCTGGGCGCTTACACCAACTTGCATTTTATCATTTTCGTATCCGAGTTCTTTGGCTTTATCATTTTCAGTGAACAAGTATCCATTTAGACTCATAATTTTGTCTAGTGCGTTTGGTATAGTACCGTGAAAATCTTTTAATCTTTCGTCTGAAAAGAACGCAGTGATATTGTTGGTTGCACGAATTTCACCAGCAGTTCCAGAGGCGGCAGTACCAACACCAAGTGAGTTTACCTGTGCATTAGAATCTGTGGTAACTACAGCCGCATCATTTTGAAATGTGGTGACTGTTGTTGCGTCCATTCCTGTGATATTGGTTAGCTCTCTTGAATTATTGATGACATCGGTGCCAGCAATTTTGATAGCCATCGTCACTCTCCTTCTTCATTGACATTATTATTTATGATTTATTTATAATGCATGAATTTCATTCTATACCATTTGTATCATTTAGCATATAAGGTTTTGTTAGGCTTATGTTTTAGGATTGTCCGCTTTAATCTGGTTGACCTTCGCCACCCACGCATCCAGCCCGTTTTCTGTAATGTACTCAATCTGGCTTTCAAGCGTTCCGTAGGCCGCTGCCCGATTCTGAATGTACTCAGGACGAGTATCGACATACTCTTCTGCTGGCTTCTCTGCCGCCGTTCGTGTTGCACCGGCAGATAAGAAAGATGGAGCTGTTCCACTAAGAAGGTGTGGAGGTGTCATACGATAAACGAGGTCATCAAGGTCTTCTGCCGTCATGTCCTCGGTCAGTGGGATAAATGTCCATGAATTATCAGGGAACACGATTTTAGCTAATCCGTCGTTAATTTCTGGGATACTATATTCCATTATGCTGTGCCTCCTTGCACTGTGCCATTATTTGTAAAAGTTATATTGCTGATGCCGCGGACATACTTACCGGCGGCGCCACCACCAGAGCCGCTAGACCCACCAGAGCCGCCGGAACCGCTTGTATGGTTGCCATTGCCTCCCGAGTTACCAGTTGCGCCACCATTTCCTGTTGAACCAGATGCACCGTAGCCTCCACCGGAACCACCTGTTCCTCCAGTGCCACCAGTGCCGCCAGAACCAGCATTTGTGCCTCCACTGGATCCGCCGGAGCCACCACTGCCAGATGAACCAGATGCGGAAGATTGACCATACCCTTGACCTTGTCCGCCAGCACCACCCGAACCGCCAGAACCGCCAGCGCCACCGTTGTAGTATGTGTAAGTGGTTACTGATTGTTGACGGCGGCGGAGGGAATGTATATAAACATTTAATTGGCCGTTCCAAACAATTCCGTAAGACGAATTTTTCTCATAGTCATACCCGCCATGTGAGATTGAATTGCCCGAACTGGACGACATACTTTGGTTCGACCCCCAATACCAACTGTAATACCATTGTCCTTCAAAATTATAGCGTTGCATTCCTATATAGCCCGGGCCGTAATAATTCGATTGCCATCCCGTCCAAGAACCGGGTGCGCTAGTAGATGTTTGACCTTGTCCACCAGTACCGCCAGTGCCTCCAGCGCCTCCAGCGCCGCCACCACCACCTCCGGCTCGTATCGTGCCGTTGTTGATGAGAGTGCAAGAGACATCGGCTTGAAACGCATCACCGCCAGCGCCGCCATTTGCGGCTCCACCAGCGCCGGACAATGTGCCGTTGTTGGTGATGGTTAGGCCACCAGATAGACCGCTATCTATCTGCAACGCCTCTTGTGATGTGCTGGTTGCACCTAGTTCAACACCGCTATCAATGACAATTTCTTTAGGATAATCCACAGCATAGTCGTCGCCAAAAACGGCAGACGCATCTTGGTTCGTTGCTCCGCTGCTATAGGTTTTGCGAAAGCCTTTTGCTTGTGAATAGAAATCAGCAAAATCTATTGCACCGCTTGATGGAATATTGGCCGCAAGATTAACGGCATTGTTATTGACAGCTTTTGCCTTAATATTACTGCCGCCTCGATACAAGTCGCCGAGTGATATGGCAGATGAACCCCCTACGAACTCAGTCCGAAAGTCGGCAAGGCTCACTGCGCCTGATGATACAATAGCCATTAGATTGATCCATATACTGTTAAATTTGATACGCTGAATACCGAATTCCTTGATCGGTCACCAATGTCCACAGTTACAGCGACTATTTTCTGTGAATTTTTAATAACATAGATTGCATCCATTTCAATTGACATGGCTACTCTCCATTTTTACTTAATGTGGTTTCGTTGTTCGATTATAGTTCATTGATTATAAATTGATACTTTTATTTATAATCAATGAAATCCCAATTCCAACTTATTAATGATATATTCTTTAACCAATTCACTTCGTACAATATCTTCTTGGTGAAATTCAACAAAATCAAACGATTTCATATTCTGAATGATCTTCATAAAGTCAAGAATACCTTTACGCTCATCTTCCCATCTAAAATCAGACTGTCTGAAATCACCACAGAATATAACACGGCAGTTATCGCCCAATCTAGTAATCACTGAATCTAGTTCGTGATACGTCATGTTCTGACATTCATCAACTATAACGATACTATCGTTGAATGTTATGCCTCTGACAAATGAAGTAGTTGTAAACTGTACTTGCCCTCTTGCTTTCAAATACTCATATGCATCACCACGATTAAATAACTCATTGAAGATGGCATAGTATGGTGCTTCATACACCTTTGTTTTATCTTTTTGGGAACCTGGAAGAAACCCCATGTCTCTGGTTGGAACGACACTGCGTACAATTTGTAGCGTTTCTTTCTCATCATACTTGTCTATGATATCTCTGATTGCAAGATAAGATGAAATGAATGTTTTGCCGGTGCCTGCTACGCCGTGACACATTATATTCTGGCCGCTTAGATACGAGTCAAACACTTTTTGCTGTGTGTCTGTTATAGCCTCAATGTCGTTTAGTCGTAGGCTATTTTGTCCTCGTTGCTTTGATTTATTAAGTCTCTTTTGTTGCCTTTTAGAAAGTGGATAAATATTTTCGTCATATGCAATGTTTAGACTGTCGGGCATGTGCGCTCCATAGAGATATGTTAGGGTTAAAGATCCATTGTATACTTCCCCTTTTTAACACCATGTTTTTCAAGCACAGCCGAAGTCTTGGCGGCCCGTATACCACGGCCACCCTGCTTGTCTGCGAGAGTAGAGTTGGGATGTGCTTCTGCGATGCGGGAAAGGTTTTCTTTCCAACCATCATCGTTCTTAATACCTGATCCAGATACCATGTTCATCCGAGTGATGAGTTGTTTAATGTGCGGGTTCTCGGTCAGATACGTCACACGTTCACTCATTGTCATAATTTCGGTGAACTCTTCACCAGTTTCACTATTCATAAAATCATATGTTGGCATTATATTCTCCTGACCAATTACAGTTATTTATACTGTAATGGTGTTGTACCAGTCTGGGACTGAACGATCTGTCCATTTAGCCATGCGTTCTTTGTACTGAACATAGTAGTCACGATACGCTTGAATAGGATCGCTATGCTTAACATCATCGGGCATTGCTAGATCATCAAAAGAAAAGGTAAATGGTTTATCTGGAATGTTTTGTGGTGGGTTCTTTAGATAATCATATCTCTCAAAACATTTGTGAATCTTACGATAGCGATGTGTATACTCACCAAGCAGTTCTATCCACAGATTAAATAGCCACTCGTAGTTGCCCACTGACTTACGCAACCACTTGTTAGATGGATGATTCACATGAGATGCTTTCATCAAACCATTCTCCATGATCTGATCATCCATACGCCATCGTTTGATGCGTCTGTTATTTGCAGTGCGATCATAGTATTCTTCACCATCAAGAACACGATGCGCTGTTGATAGAAGTTGAGCATACTCAACAATCATCTTAACACAATGTTTATCATTGTGCATCTGCGCCGCTGTTCGGGCATCTTCATGCAAATAAAATATATTCATTGTTCATTACCTCATCACCAGAATCACCTGTCCATCACCAGAATCATCAGGCAGAGTAATTGCTCTTATTGAAGAGTTATCAAGGTAGTCACCATTTTCCCACCACTGGCGAGTAAAGATTTCTTCCCAGTATGAGCCATCTTCTCGCCTGACTGTGCGGCGATATTCCTCATGCCTAAGATCATGTGGGCTGTTTTCAATACCATCTTTGAACGGTCCTTCAGCAATCATTTTACCAGTCCTCCATCATTGCTTCATATGCACCAATGACAGCACCAGCAAAGAATA